ATCCATTGTGTTTACACCACCACCTGCGTCGTCAATACGACGCATGCGGTAATAGACTAGTTGATATGTAGTAGTGTTGTCTGGGGTAGGCCATACCGTCACGCAGGGTAGGTTCTGCGCGTATACGGGAGTTCCATTGATGTGCGATGCCGCAGTGGTGTTAGCCTGCCCACGGTAGCAATATAAAAGTTGGTTGCCTTCGACAGAACCGTAGTAAATGATCTCTGACTCAATTATTACAAAACCAGATGTAGCCAGACCTACTGTAGTAGCCACAGTAATCGTAGTATCCGTAGCTGTGATTGCGCTCGTCAAAACTGTACCGATAGCTGACCGCTCACCGTCAAGCCGCTGTATCCAAATCTGAATGGGGCGAGCTTGCTGAAGTTTGTTAGGGATCGTAGCGTAGGTAGACACACTAATACGTGTGATTGTTAGGTCCGCTTGTGTCGAGGCAGTGCCTGCGCCAGTACGTATAACGTGCTCTAAAAGGTCCACGGTGTCCACGGGTAGGGCATAAGTGGATAGGCCCGGAGTCAAGGTAATTGTCCCCTGCTCAAACGTCCACATGTTTACGCCACGATTAGCCCAGTCAGCAAACAGTAAGTTAAGGGAGCGGCGGGCTGTCTTCAGGTCATAACCCGAGCGAAGCTCGGAACCCGCACGCTCGAACGCCTCCTCTACCAACTCGGTGAGGTCTAGATTAAACGCTGAGGTTCCTGAGCTTGCCATTATCTAAATCCCGCTGTTTTCTTAGCAATTGTTTTTGGCTGTGCTACGAATTGTTTTCCGGCTTTTTTGCCAGCACGCTTCGCACGCGTTGTTGCAGCGTATTCACTAGGGCTGAGACTTTTAATCGCAGCGCTTGGAAGGTATCGCTCACCTGTTTCAGAAGATTTTTTACCACTTTTGGTTCTCCATTTTTGATCGCCCCAATCTTTGAGCGATTGTTGAGGGGCTTTCATACTAGTCCTTGTACCCGCCACCTGCGGCTTTGTAGCGTTTAGCCATCAGTTGGGCCTTACGGGCTGACCACTGACCTGCGCCTGTACCTTGCACTGCTGCGGCTTTGACGCTGTTAAAAATACGCTTACGAAGACCGGGCTTGGTGTAGTTACCCGCTTCATTGACTTTGCCGCCTTCAGCCATCTTGATGGCTTTAGCTTTGGGTATTTTCTTCGGGTTTATGGCCCCCATGCCACGGCTGGACATCATGGTTACACCATCCGGCCTTTTGTGTGGCCCTTAGAGATGCAGCCATCAGCGCGAGTAACACCACCGGACTTAAAATTTTTGTCGGGCATTTTCTTCACTGGCTCATCCACTGGAACTGAGTCAGGATACGTCTTGGCCTTTGCCTGCTTTGGCTTGGCCACGGGCTCGTCCACTGGGGTGTCTTTGGGGTATTTCATTTAGCACATCTTTCCACGAGTTTTGCCTTTGGCGGCGATACCGTCTGCGCGAGAAGAAGCTGAACCACCGGAAGCCATCTTCTTGACTTTTCCACCACGTTTCATACCTTCTTCGTCCATAGAAAGTGAGCTATTAAGCGGAACCGAACCTTGTGAAGTTCGTGGGGCCAACGCCGATGGAGTGTAACGAGCCTTGTAGCCGCGCATTGACTCTTCAGAATCTGCGTTTTTGTACTTATCAACCGCTGCCTTAGTAGCGTCCGCCATTTTTTGCCGCGCCATAGCAGAAGTTTCTGCGGGTGCATTTCTTTCTGCGCTTTTGAGAGCAGAAATCATATCGCTTTGTTTGCGCATACCTGAATCACGGGTAGCTTTTTTTGCCGCGCCAGATTCGTCAGCCGTCTCGGTAGTGTATTTTTTGCCGTTGAACTCAAAAGTTTTATCTCCTGCTTTACGAGCAGCAGCAAACGCGGAACCAAATTCTGATTTAGCCATTAACACTTCCCACCTTTCTTCATAGTGACTTGAGTGCCTTTGGTTAAGCCACGCTTGGCAATGCCATTAGCTTCTTTGGTGAATCCACCCGTAGCCAATTTAGTCATAGACGCGCCTTTGTGCAAACGGCCTTCGTGTTTGTTCACAGCCTTTTGCATCATAGATTTGTCTTGTTTCATGTCGGCTTTACCGCCTTCGGCTTTACCGTCTTTTTTCTTTGCCATCATTGCCATGAAGCCGGGGTTCATTTTAGAAGCCATAGTATCGCCGCCTTTCTTAAAAAGCTCCGCAGAGCCTTGGTTGGTTTTTGAATTGTTTACCTTCTGGAGGTCAGCACGGTTATTGCTGCTCTTAGGGATTTTGATAGCCTTAGCAGCGCTAGGCGGATTCTTTGGGTTCATTGGATTAGCTTTCATCCTTTTTCCTTTGTCAGCGTCGTTAAAGTCTTTTCCGACAGACTGTGGGACGCCTACTTTTTTGGCAAACGATGGCGAGTGGGCTATCGCAGCCATGAAATTATGTTGCTTTTTAGAGCTACTTGGCATATTAAACCTTAACGATCCAGCCTTTGCCGAGCACAAAGCCGACAATCAACATACCAATCCAAATCAGCGCTTTTTCTACAACGGTCTTACCAACTTTTTTATAGAACTCGCCAGACATCTCTTCGATAGCCAGCTTCGCCGCTTTTCTGGCAATGGCTTCTTCGCGGTCTGTTAACGTAATTTCGGTCATTTCAGCATTTCCATCTAGCTAGTGAAGCAGCCTTACGGGTAGGCTTGCCTTTCTCGTCTTTCATCGGGCCGGGCATACCAGACATACGAGCACAGAATGACTTCTTGCGAGCACCGCCTTGTGGCTGTGGCGCTTTGAGGTTTGATCCTGTGGCTGCATTGTATTTAGCCCTGCCTTTGGCAGTCAGCCCAGCCCCTTTAGAGACCGGCAGCTTCTCACCGCGACCTACCGCAAGGGATGGGGTTTTCTTAGCCATAAAACACCGTGATATGTGTGTTGGCTCCCAAGAAAAGGCGTATGCCGTGATGGGCAAGAATACCTTCGCCGGGAATCGGCACACTGTATCCAGTTTGATTTGATGCGTCCAATTGCAGCAGCACGTCGTTGTATACGGTGACATTTCCGCTGGCCGCACCCGAATTCGCAACAGTGACAGTAAACGTATTTGCAGTGGCGGCTGTTTGGACTTGGTACGGGTTATCCGTCAAATCCCAGTCCAGATAAACCCAATCGCCAGCCCTTAAACCATGATTAGCCGCTGTAATTGTCGCCGTAGTAGTGGCTCTTGCGTAAGTTCCGCTGATACTGATGTTATCAACCAAAACGGTGTACTCTGTAGCACCAGAAAACGGAAAAACAACCGCGCCTTTAAGGCGAGTACGGTACGGAACCATCAAGCCAGAAACTCCGCCGTGTTGCGATTTAACGTCAGTTTGCATGCTCATAATCAATCTCCTTTAAAAACGGGGCCGAAGCCCCTTGAGTTGATTAAGAGTCTGCAAACGGTGTAGCGACAGTGCCGGAACCAATAACATTCCCAGTCACCATGTACTTGTCAGCAGCAATCGCCACAATCTGAACCCATGTGCCAGCAACGCCGCCGGTAGTTGTACCGTTCAAGTTGATGAAGTCATTGGAAGAGCCGTTAGCAGAGAAAGCAACCACAGCACCAGATGTGTCTGAATCAATAGACATTACAGCGCCAACGTACAAGTCACCAGAAGCAGCGGTAACACCTATTTTCAACGAGCTAGTAGAGATAGTTGTAGGCACCCAGATGGTGTAGACAACGCCTTCGTTGTTCAATGTATTGGGGTCTTGACCGGGGCCAGACGTGGTCGGGTTGGTCGAAACATTGATTGCGGGGAGCGTCAATGTGAGTGCAGCGGCCAAAGAGCCACCGACAGAAATGATACGACCGCCGTGAGCTTCTGGGCTTAGTGTGGTGCTGGTTGTAATTTCAACAACAGCGGCGGGGCCTTGTTGATAGATACCGCCCAATGAACGAACTGGGCCTTGAAACGTAGTGCGTGCCATGATTTTTCCTTACATACAAGTTAGGCGCATTAGTCTGTATGTCGTCAGCCGGGACTGTCTAATGCACCGGAAAGCCCGGATTAGCAGCAATATATCACTTTATTTGGGTGTGCGCAACAAATAAAAAGGGGGCCGAAGCCCCCTCTCGCATAGCCCGTTTGTGGCGAGCTACTGGTTCGTTTAGGTCGAACCGGACGAGCCGAACATACCCAATGGGTCTGACCAGCCGAAGCTATAACGCTCGCGGGACTTGTAACGGACATTACCCGTGTCGAAGTCACCATCCATGTTATTAGTCATCGGTGTACGCACAAAGTGCTTCAAACCGTTAGGCACGTCTGTGCAGATGAACCAAGCGTTGGTGTCAGTCAAATAGTTGTTGACGGTGTAGCCCCCGGGGATTGAACCGTTGTTTTTCAACGCATTGATGTCGTTGTCAGTAGTGCCAACACGGAGGCTGGTTTCCAACAAGCGAGTAGCAACGAATTGCAGCGCAGGTGGAACAATCAGCTTACGAGGTTTAGCAGCGATCAACAGACCACGCTCATCCGTCCAAGCAGCGATCTGAATAACGGAGGCTTCCAAAGAAGTCTCGTTCAAATCAACTTGGGTCGAAGGAGTGTTGGAGTTAACACCACCGCCTACGGTTGGGTGCGAAGTGCTAAACAAAGGTACACCGTCGCCGCCGTAATACTGGCTGGAGTTGGTGAAACCGTTGTTCAGAACAGCCGCAGCCTTGGTCTGCTTGGTGTACGCCATAGCGCGAGCCAAAGACTTGGTGTAGCGTGAAGACAAGCTGTCGTACAGATTATCTTCAATCGCTTCTTCAGTAATACTGAAGCCAAGGGCGATGGTTTCGTGCGTGTAGCGGGTAGAGAAAGCTTCCTGCGCGTTGTCATAAGCGATGGCAGAACCCTCGTTCTTGACAGGTGCAGCACCAAAGCCGGACAGCTTGGTTTCTTCCTCAAAGGAACGCTCAGAGGTTTCAGTCTCGTAGATTTCCTTGTGTTGCTCACCGTAGCGAGCGTACTCCATGCCAAACAAAGCGTTCAGACCGGGGAGAAGTTCTTTAAGTAGTTGTGCGCGTGAAATAGCCATGATTTAGCTCCTTACAAACCGACGTTGTTTAAATACGAGTGAGCACTGGGGTTGAACTTAACCAACACATCAGTGAACGCATCGCCGATTGCCGAGAAGCCTTGAACCTCAACAAAGCCCACAATACGGAAAGCCGCAGCAGTGGTTTGCACTGTAGCGTCCAAAGCGCTGGTTGAGTTACCAGTTGTAGTGGAACCTGTGCTGGTGCTTTGTACAGCGGCAAAGAAGGTGTTAGTGCCCAAAACGGATTGAGCGCCAGAACCATCTAGCTGTGCTTGGAACGCAACGCTTGGGTCAGTAATAACCTTAGCTGTTACCACACCGGTTGTGCCGGAGGGGTAGTACTGAGAGTTAATCACTTGACCTTGTGCATTGACGTACTGGCAACCGACGAAAACGCCGATCGCACCGACGCCGCTGCCGCCAAGGTTGTTGGTCGTAATGTCGGCACCAGTGGCGGTAGAGATGGCTAAATAGCCGTCCGCGCCAATAATGACCACCTGACCATAGAAAATATTGGTGGCTTCGCCAGCAGGGTCAATCAGAAAAGTCTGAGTTGCACCAGCATAAGGCATGCCATCAATACGGTTAATGGGACGTAGCCCATAGGGAGAAGCTGTAGCTGCCATTTAATGACTCCTAAAATTTATTTACCAGAACCGAAAGTGACTTTCGACTTTTTATCGACGATCATCGCCATATTAGATCGAGCGTCTCTATCACGAAGAAAAGTGTTGTCCACTGATTCCATCTGCATTCTGTTCTTTTCATCGTAGTGTTTCATACGTTGTACCAAAAACTCAGACGGGATGCGGCAGAGCAACAAACCACCCACTTCAATCGTTCCTTTAAAACGACCTTCAGTGGAAGCGTGCATCATGAGCTCAGGATAATCCTCTGCTTTGCAGGGCTCGTATCCTTCGCGTAACTTCGACGAAATGTTGCCCGGATCAGCTACACCCATAGTGCTTGTACGTACCCAACGGTGCGTCCAATCAGGTCGAGGGTCGGGTGATGGCAGAGTTTCAGGCGCACGCCACATCTGTGGGCGCAGCATTTCTACTCTGGTTTCAGAATCACGACTCTTACGGTTTTGTGTTTGCTGTTCCATTATTCATTCCTTCTAAGTAAAGCAACCTGTTTTGCGTATTCTTCTACTGACACCCCAATACGGCGAGCTATCGCCACTTCGGATGCCTTTAACCGAATACGGTTAGGCGGTGTGCTCCGGGTGGCAGGTGCCACAACGGAACTTGGCTTTGTTGCACGGCGCGTGGTTTCATCCTCGTAAGCCGGTTCTGACCTCTTTCTAGGAGGCGGGTCATATTCTTCCTCGTCGCTCTGAACATCTTCAAAATGCTCAGGAAATCTTTTACGCATGGTGCTGTCGATTGTTTTGAAGTAATCTGCGCTACCAATATATTCGACACCATACTCGCGTTGTAATTTCTTGTCAAGCCCTAGTGCGGCAGACGTCATTTCTTCGTCTCTACCCCACCAGTCTCTGTTGTTTTCTATCCAACGTTGCGTCCGTGGGCTGACCTTTGGCGCGGTGTTAGCCGGGGCTTTAAACTCCCGCTCTTCTACCTCAATAGGCTTCATATCAGACGTACGCTCTATTTTGAGCGTCGCCCGAGTAATTTCTGCCTGTGCGTCGGCCAACTCGTCCGGGTCCGCAGAGTCGTAGGCTTCTTTGTACTTCTTCTTGGCGGCGACCAACGCAGCGGCTGCTGCCTCTTGTGAAGTCTCAATGTAAGCCTTGCTCCCAGTAGAGAGCTGCTGTTGAAGTTTCTTGTTCTCCTCAAGAATCTGCCGGGCGTACGTCTCAGCTGCTTCCCGCTCTCGCAGGGCTTCTTCTTTGGCGCGTCGCTCGTCGTGATATCCACGAGTGAACTTTTTGATACGGGCTTGGACTTTCTCGTCGTATGTGGCGAGTTCGTCTTCTGTGGGCTCCTCCACCGGCTCCTTCATGGGCTTGCGACCACGATCTTGTACGGGGGTGTCGTCCTCAATTTCTATATCGAGTTTGTCCTCTTCAGCAGCAGCTTTCGACTGCTTAGTTTCCTTTTCATCAGAAAACTCATAGTCATCATCAAACTTTGTTGCCATGATTTACTCCTTACGATGCACGCGTAATACCACGCGGGTCTTCCACAACTGCTTCAACCGAGTCATCGTTGATGATCCGGAATTCACGGCCATGAATTTTCAGGCGGGTTCCTGAATTTGGTCGGACGATGACAAAGTCACCTTCCTTGCACGACGGCCCACTGGGGAACCGGGTTTTGTCTGCGTATGCGTCAGGGCCCAACTTCACGACGAATAGAACAGGGGTAAGCACCTCTTCATACATCATGGCTTGGCTGGACTTTACGATACCTACTTCGCTATTAGCGTACGCTTCCATAGCTTCGGGGACTACGCAAAGAAGCATAAATCTCTTCGGATCAGGCAGTTGCTTCGCCTTCTCCTCAGCTGATTCGTTCAAAATCCCCGAAAGGTCTACCGCAGCGACATTAAAATCAGTCATCACTCATCTCCGATCTTTGCACGAGGTCTTTAATTATGGATTCTGCATGGGTCAGACCCCGGATAACCCCGCAGACATGACGATACTCGTCAAAACTTTTTGCACCACCGTTTGATAGGTGGGATACCTGATCGTCTCGGAGCTTGTTGATCTCCTTAACTGTTACGGATAAGAGTGTGTGATCGCTCAATTTTTATCCTTTCTAGTAGACCTAGTGTCGTACTGGCGTTGTTGCATGGACATTTGAGCGCGATGTTTGGCAGCGTCAAGCCCCATACGAACCCCTTCCGACTCCATCTGCTGTTTAAGTTTGTCCCGCGCAGCGGCTGCTGACGCCCCCACCTGCATTGCTGCGATCTCTTTCTGTGCCTCAATGCGAGAGTGCTCAATAGTCAGTTGGGCTGCTTTAGCTGACGCTTCTGCTTGCTGTTTCTGAGCTTTAAGCTGGAGCTCCTGCTGACGAATCTGCAACTCTTGCTGCTGCATCTGTACCACGGGGTCCTGCATCTGTTGTTGCGCCTGCTGTTGTTTGGCTTCCTGCTGGTCACGTTGCAAGAGAACGGCGGATGCCTTCGCAGCCATCATGGCAATCTGATCGGCCATCTCCGGTGAAATGTCTTTGTTAGACTCTTCGCCCGGTAGTGGTGTGCCCAACTGCATCTCAACCTGCTTGCGGTACTCAAACGCAATGTGCTCGTTGATGTGCGCCATCGCAGCCGCCTGAATAGCCTGCGCCTGCGGGTTCATCTGCATCAGCTGCATGATCTTCGGATTCTGCATCGCGGCCATGTGGACCTGAATGTGAGCCTCATGGTTCTGCTGGATGAACGCTTTGACCGGCTTG